GATTTCTTCCGAATTTATACTCAAGCTGAAGCGCTTGATGGAATTGGAGAATTTGGTCTTGGTGGAATGCCAAATGATACGTCAGCTGGTTTTCCAATCAATAAATCAAAGAAACACTGTTTGAAACGTGATCCGATGGATGAGTCTCTCGTTCAAGTACCTCGTGAATTTAGCGAGGATTATGATATTCAAACAGAAGTTGATTATACTTTCGACTGTTGGTCGAATGGCGTTAGATCTGAACCGATTTATAAAGCCAGTAGTAAAGTCAACGAACTTTTACCGAATAAGAAAGCGGTAGAAAAGGTAAGGAAATTTTATGGAAGTCCTATTGCTAATTTTGTGGCTTCTAGGAGAGTACTTGCCGGTATTCCCCGTTTCATGAGGAAGTTTTGGCGTGATACTGAGTGTTTAGTTGGTATTAATGCTACTTCCAAGGAATGGGATGAATTGCACTCTTATGTAACCAGTAAGAGTAAGGATAGAATGATTGCCGGAGATTTCTCTGGTTTTGACACCCGTATGGCAGCCCAGATTACTGGGGCAGCCGCTAAGGTGATGCTCTCTTGGTATGAAGAGTGTGGAGTTATTCCTGATGAGTTAAAACTTATTCAGGGTGCTCTTTCTGATATTATTCATCCAAATATTTTATTTGATGGTGATCTGTATAGGTTTGCTAATGGTAACCCTTCTGGTAATCTTATTACAGTTCAATTAAATAGTATTTGCAATTCTATTATGATGCGTTATGTCTATTATGCCATGATGCCTAGTATTAAGGAAAGCTTTTCCCAGAATGTTGCTCTTGCAACTTATGGGGATGACAATGCTATGTCTGTTCGACGTCATTGTGGTTGGTTTACCCATACCTCATGTCAAGCAGAATTTGAAAAATTAGGCATTGGTTATACTATGGCTCAAAAGGATGCCAAATCTAGACCTTATATTGGAATAGAAGAGGTATCTTTTTTGAAGCGCAGTTTTGTGCAACATAAGGATCTTGGAAAGATCGTTGCTCCTATTGAAGTTGATTCAATTCTGAAGAAATTTCATTATATTAAGAAGCCTACTGAGTCTCCATTATCTCCTGGCGAACAATTTGCTGCTTATGCAGATGGTTCACTTCGTGAGATGTTTTTATATGGTAGACATGATTATGAGGTTTTCTTGATTAAACTGAAAAATATTGTTGGGAAGAATCCGGAACTCAAAGGACGAGTTTCGTTTATTCTCTACGATGAAATGAAGAAATTGGTGGAACCAGCCTATGCTCATGATTATGTGAACGATAATAGAAAATTGTTCGCTGAGAGCATGGATTTGGCCCCAATATAATTTTATGTATTTTTCCTCGCTTGTATATTGGTTTCCACGGAAAACAAGTTAGGGCATTCGTATTGATTACGGTAGCTAAGAGTTCATCACTCGAAGTTAACGCTTGCGATGCAGCATTTGATGAATGTGCTGTGTAGGTTAACCTGATTACACAGTTCTTTGAAAACAAATAGGTTACTTCTTTTTACAAATTATATTATCAAATTTATATGTCTTGTTTACATACCAGTGTTATTACTGGACTTTTTATATATTTTATCTATTTTATATTAGATTGTTTATTTCTTGCATGTTTTGTAGAAGAAACTCTTTCTGTATATGCTACTGTGAAAGCAGGAGCTGAAAGAGTGGCTGGGATCACCAAAGAAAGATATTTAGATCGTCTTTCTTGGTTGAAGCAAGTTTTACGCTTTACCTCCGTTTATAGGCGGGATCCTCATATTAAAACTCCTTTCGCACGCGTTTCAACAGCGTTGGAGACCTTGAAATTGGAAAATGCTCAAGGTACTGTGCGTAAGCAACCATATTGTGTTGTCCTTTGGGGCGAACCAGGTTGCGGTAAGACAGGTACAGCAATTACTTTAGCTGCTGCCTGCATGAGGTTGAAATATGGAAAATTTCTTCCTAGCGATATTGTGACATTGAATGAGACTGATGAATTTCAGTCTGAGTTCAGAACTAATCACAAAGTCGTGATTTTTGATGACGTTGCTGCTATGTCTGATTTTCGATTGTTAGTCGAGAAAGACCCATGGCGCAAGGTTATTGATTTTGTCAATAACATTCGTAAGACTGCCCTAAACCCTAATGTAGAGTTGAAAGGTAATGTCTATATCGAACCGGATCTAGTAATTATAACTACGAATCGGGCACCTTATTTTAAATTATCACAGTGGTGTTATTGTTCAATGGCTATTATTCGTCGTATTTCTAAGAATATTCATTTACTTAATGATCGAAAGTATTGTACTTTTGTTGATTTGAATAAAGAATTTCTTGGGTTGAGACAGAAATTGCTGAATGACTCTCCTGACATAAGTGATGTTAGTGGAGTTGAATATAGGCAATATCTTTCTCAGTATACTTCACGTCATATTCGTGATTATCCGAATGACAAATTTGAAAACGAAGAAAGCCTTGTGAAGATCACAAAAGAAGAGATGTTTAAGACAGTTGCCGCTGAATTTATGGCACATCTTGAAGATCAA